TTACGGGGCTTCGTCACCACCTGGTGGATGAATGCCTAGGGCGTGCTGCAGCATGCCGATGACGTCCGGGCCGTCCTCGTTGATCCACATGCCGTAGTGCTGTCGGATCATGTTCGCGCTGGTATGGCCCATCTGCTCCGCGATCCAGTCGACCGACGCCACGCCTGTGGTCAGCAACTGGCTGGCGTAGGTGTGGCGACACTGGCCAGGACCGCGATAACGAACGCCGGCTGCTTTCAAGTGCGCTTTGAAGAACCTGTCCCTCACGACAAAGTCGCTGACGTGTGGCAGGCCGCTCTTGGTGTTCAGGAATACAAAGTGCAGCTTGTGCTTGCGGACGGTCTTGTTGTCCCGCTCGACGACGTCAACCGTGTCCACAGTCTTGAGTTGGTTGATGGCGTCCAGTTTGCGCAGGGCATCCCACGCGGGCTCCAGCAGGCGCACCTTACGCATCGAGCGCCGGGTTTTGGTCACGCGGTAGGCCCCGCGCACCTTGGATCGGCGAAAAGTCACCGTCCCCTGCTTCAGATCGACGTCCTCCCAGGCCAGCGCGATGGTCTCCGACACCCGTGGCCCCGCCCAAATCATGAACTGCACCATCAGCAGCTCCTGGGTGCGGCTGGTGTGTGTGTCGAGGATCTGCTTGATTTCCGCCCTGGTGAACGGGTCCGGTGCCTCCGGATCGGGTAGGCGCACGAATAACCCCTCGGTTGGGTCGTGCGCGACCTTCTTCCGGGTGCGGTAAAGCCGGAACACCTGGCGCACATTGCTAATGATGTCGCGAATGGTCTTGTTCTTCAGCCGCTTCGAAAGCGGCCCCTGAATCCACTCTTGCAGGTCCAGATGATCGATCTGATCGATCTGAACGTCACCCCAGCGCGGCCGCACATGGACCTCAGCCTTGTTTTTGTACCCTCGGAAAGATGTCGCGGCCACGCTGTTGCTTTTGATGGTCAGCCAAAGGTCCAGGTAATGGCCGAAGCTGTTCTCTGCCAGTTTGGTCGACTCGGGAAAATGCCGGCGGTAATCGAAGGTGCCGGCCTGTATCTCGTATTCGATCACAGTCACCAGGCGCTTGGCATGCTCCCGGTTGGCCGGTGTGTTGCCACCGGGCACCAGCTCCCGGCACAGCTCGCCATTGAAACGAAAATAGACCCGTACCGAATTGCCACGAGCCTCTACGCCATCTGCCATATGCGTCCCCACGCGATGTATCGAAAGACTCTTCCAACAGGAAGAAAAAAGGCCCGTCGCTGGGCCTGATGTATTGCGGTTTTAGTGTTGCCGATCACTGCTGGCGAAGTAACCAGAACAGGCCGGCACTTTTTCTAGGTGCCGGTGTGGCCCCGGCTTGGGCTTCCTCGGCCCGACGCTTGGCATTGAGGGCCTGACGCGCTTTGCTGCACTTCTGATGGTTGCCGTGGGCACGGGATTTGTCGCATTGGTCGCAGACGCCGGTTAGGTCGAGGTTCCAGGGGAAGGATTTACCGTTGTTCATGGTTACACCCCCGGACGGTTTTTGAAGGCAAGCCAAATGTAATGGCGCCCTTTGGCGGTCACCTTGATCTTGCTGGTTTGCTTGTTCCAGGTGATCAAGTGGAGTTCATCTAGGATGGTCGTCAGCGTGTGGCCCTGGTGCCAGCCTGCCAGAGCTTTGATGCAGCCCTGGGCAAGCAAGCCGCGGTAGTCGGTGTGGCCGAAGTTGGTACCCAGGAACGAGCCCTGCATCTGCTCATCGCTCACAAGATCAGTGACGGCGCGCACCTCTGGATCGCGTCGGTAGCATTTCAATCGCATTACTTCGCTCATACAACCTCCCTCTACATCCGAAACGATTGATGAATGAACGCCGGCTGAGCCTTATGTTCTGCGGGTTTCGGCCCGTCGCCCTGAATCTCGCAAATGAACCGATGCCGCTTTCGGTTGGGCGCAGTCAGTGACTTGGTCAGACCTGGCACGACGTCGATGCATTGCTCATAGGCGTAAGGACCACTCCAGCTATCAGCCTTCACCACTTGGCAATCCGTTCGGGTCGCATCCGCGCACAGGTAAAGCAGAAGGAAAACAGTCATACGCCAACCTCCTGCTGCGCCACGCTCAGCGCCACCGCCACGGGTTGAACCCAGATCGGCATGCTGTTGAGCATGAAGGTCTCGCCGGCTTGGGCCAGCAACAGGGTGGTACCCATCACATGGGCGATTGCTTCGGCGGCTGCCGGTGGAACGGCGTTGCCGATCCGCTCGCGCCAGGCTTGGTCGCTCAGGCCATCCAGCTCAAACAGTTCCTCGGGCTCGACAAGGCTTTGCAGCGCGGCCAACTCCAGTGTGGTAAACGGTCTGTGCCAGGTGCCGTCGAGGCTTTCGATAACGCAGGTCAGCCGCTCGTTGGCTTCTGGCATGCGGGGGTCAGCGACGGACCACCGCCCATTGTCCTGGCGGGCACTGGCTGAAACGGCACCGCATTGGTCGCTCCAACCCACAACGCCGTAATGGCCGCCGGTTAGGTAGGCGTCGCCCTTGGTTCGTTTCATGCCTGGGCGTGGGTCTTGAACAGCGAATGCGCCCTGGCCCGTTGTGCTGCCGGAAATTACCGTGCGCGATACGCCATCCCACTGGGCCACGTTGTACTTGGCGTGCCCAATACCGGGGTCGCGGGGATCAGCGACGCTGAACGTACCTTGCCCGGGCGACTTCACGCCAATCACCGCGCCGCTGGTTTCGTCCCAGCGTCGGACGCCGTACTGCTGGTATTGCAGGGCACCGGTCCTGGCCCGAGGATCGGCCACCGAGAACTTGCCATTGGTTGGGCCGCTGCGCGCGGCGACGGTACCGGCGGTTTCGCTCCAGTCGTGAACGCCGAGGAAGCCATCCCGGAACTGGGGAACAATAGCCAGGTCGCGCAGATAGCCGTCCTCGATCGCTAAATCATTCAGGCAGCGCCAATCCTTCCCGGCCTCGACCAGGGCCAGGCGGACCCATGTTTTCCATTGCAGCGCCGGAACCCGGTGCATCGGGCCGCCGGCTTCCACGTCGCCGGCCATGGGCATACGGCCCAGGATCGAACCGACGGACTTGAGGGTTTTCTTTTCCGGCTCGTAAAGGAAGGGCGGCACCTTCTCGATGTGCCTAGCAACCAGCAAGAAGCGCTTGCGGCTCTGGGCCAGGCCGCCGATCACGCCACAGTCGTGGGTGGTTTCTGCAACTGCATAACCGTAGTGGTTCAGCAGCTTATTGATCTGGTCCAGCAGGTGCCGGCCACGGGTGGCCAGGCGGGGCACGTTCTCGAAAACGATCAACGATACCGGGTCATCCTTCCAAGCCTCGCACATCAGCCACACGCAGCGCAGCGTCAGTTCGTTGAGCGCCTGGTACTTCGGTGTCAGGCTCATTGTTTCGGACAACAGCCCTGAGGCGCCTTTGCATGGGCTGCTGATGAATACGGCGTCCGGGCGTTCGTAGCCGGCGGCGCGGCGCACGTCGTCTGGGCCGGCCTCAATCCAACCAGCTGGTGGTGGCTTGCCGTGGAACGCGGTGTACATGTTGAGGGTGAACAGGTCCATCAGGGTGCCCGGTACGCCAGACAGGCGCTGGAAGTCGCGCAAACCTGCCGGGTCAACGTCGATGCCGCCGATACACCGCCACTCGGCCTGAATGTTGCCCACTACGGGCTTGGCATTGTTGAACCCTTTCGCGCCGCCGCCGAGGCCACAGCAAAAATGGAAGTGGGTGAGGGTGCGCTTAAGCATTGGACACCTCGACTGCTTTTAACTTCGCTGCGCGTGCGGCCTGGAATTCGCTCGCCAGAATCTCAACCGCGCCATCGATCCAACCACTTGATGGCTGCCCTTCCGCGATATTGGAGTGGTGTTCAGCTTTATTGATCTGGAAGCCCAGGTGAAAGTAGGCGGTGCCGTCGAGTTCAAACTTGATTCCGCCGCACAACCACAGGCTGCCGCTATTTACGCCGAGTCGATCCCAGTACTCGGTGTTGCTCAAACGTTTTGGGCAATGCTCATTCCACATAGCAATAAGTCGTTCGTGCTCTGCCCGGATAGCAGCCCGTTTCTCCTTCGGGATGCCTTTTCCAGGCTTTGCAGCTGCGCGCAGTGTTCGGTAGCCGTGATCATCAGGACGGCACCAGTGCAAATCATGCTCGCGACCACTGGTGAGTTTTACGCCGCCGGCGAAGTTGGAATCTACATCCCGCATTGGTGCAACCTTGCCGCCGAACATAGTGCCCAGCACTACCAACTGGTTTAGAAAAATTTCCTTTTGGGCATAAAACTCGCGAACAATGGCAACGATTGCTGGCTCGCTGGATTTGTAGAAAAAACCGGACATGGTCACTGTCCTCCTTTTTCATTTGCTTCTGTTGGAGCTGGCTCCCAGCCACGGGCGCATCGCAACTCCATGAGGTCTAGGGCCTTTTGCGCTCGCTCAGCAATGTCGCAGTCGCCCTCGGCCAGTTCTTTTACGAACTCCTCCAGAGCGTTAATGGCAGCCAGTTCATGGCCGCGACTCCAAGAAACTACTTCACCACCGTCCACTTCTCTCGGAACGGTATTTCCCTGTGCTCCACGGATAACGATGGTGTCGTATCGCGGTGTGGTAGCCTTTTGGGTGCTGCCTTTGGGTTGATTCACTTGCATGGTGCTTCTCCTTTTGGTGGTAGGTGTCGGGGAGTTGGCGCTCCTCGACACCATCTTTCAGGCCGGTTTGGCCTGGTCTCGCTCAATGATCGTTATGACTTCGTCCCGGTCTTTCGCATAAGCGAAGGGCAGTTCGCCGCCTGGCCGAGTTACGGGGTAGCGCGACTCTGGCAACCGGCACAGCGCGACGGTGTAGCCGCTGTCGGTAACCCAGCAGTTCTGCTGGACTTGCCCGTCCCTATTGCGCTTCGGCGCCCATTTCATGCCCATGCTCCGATCAGGTCTTCCCAGATGACATCGCCGTCGGGGAGGTACGTATGCACTTCTTGTTCAGGCGCGTAGTCCAGTTGCAGCACCGCCAGGCAATCGTCGAACAATGCGGTGTCGAGCCCGCGCAGGCTGGTCAGCACGAAGGGGTAGTCGCGGCCGTTGTAGAGCCCGAGTAGGAAGCGGCCGATTACGGCGCTCTGGCCGGTATCGCGCAGGGCGACAGGGACCAGGCGGTTCAGTGCCTCGATACCGGCATTGCGGATGGCGGGGCGCTTGGCTTCGAACTCTTGCAACTGTTGAAACCAGTTGGGCTGCGGTTTTTGGGCAGGCGTATTCATGCGGATTCTCCTTTCGAAGGCCGGATCAATAGGGGATCGTGTCGAGGAAGGCGATTTCGTGAACCAGCTTCCTGGTCTCAAGTTGAAGGTCCTGCGGGATCGCGAGAAGATTGCAAAGCAGATCGATCAAACAGATCAATTGTGCGCAGTTGAGTGCTGTACGCGCGTTCAGGCATGCCCCGTATTTACGAGTGAGCTGGCCTTTGTATGCGGGTAGAAAAGCCTGGAGGCTCCCGCAAATCCATTCTCCGGACTGAGCGACTTCGACACCGAATGCACTGGCCTCCGATGCGTTGAGGTTGCCGATGGCTTCCGGCCGGATTCTGGGTGTATGGGCGTCGGTAGCTGAAAGATCGAGCATAACCATTCTGCTGGTGACCGCATCACTGCAGTCCAGTGGCTGGTTTGCGGTTATCACCAGAGCACCGCGGAATGTCACGTCTTCACTCCGACCGTCCCCCGAGCGCAGGCGCACGCTGCCTGAGCTAAAAAGCGGCTTCAGTTCATCCCAATCAATGGATTGGCCTAACTCACCTTGTTCCTCGCAAATAACAATCCGCTGCCCTGCGCTGGCAAATGTGCGCGCTCGTCCGGCCGGAGTGGCATGGGCAAGTGCATGGGAGTAAGGCGTTTGCCCGTTCAGCTTTTGGAGGTAATCCAAAAGAAGAGTCTTGCCGCTGCCGGCGGTACCGATGATCTGCAGGAACGGGAAGCTGTTCTGGTCCTGACGAATTCGTGCGGCATGCACAGCCCCCATCCACCAGGCCATAGCCAGCACGCCCCGGGGGCCGAAGTAGGCGACAAAATCATTGAAGTGAATGGCCGATTTAAGTTCGTTTTGCATGGTGCTGCTCCTGTTGTTGCGGTGGTTACACGCCCTGGAATACCCAGCAGCGAATGGTTTTAGGTTTGTCGAATGCGTCGACCTGGCGCGCCGAGTTGACGGGCTTGTTCGACTCCAGAAATTTGGGTGACTTGCTGGTCTTGAGTAGGCGTTTCAGGTCACTCAGCGGCGGCACCTGCTGCCGTTTGTTGGCCGCCATTTCCACAAACTCGTTGAGGTTCACGGCGATCAGTCCATCGCGACGCGCATGGTTCAGCGCGGCTTTCTCGTCCATGCCATTGAGGAATTCGTACAGGTCCCAAAACTCGCGCACGGTTGGGTGGTCGGCGTTGATTGCCTGCTGCCGCTCCAGGGCCATGCGGCTGATTTCGGCGTGCGCGAGGGCCTTGCGGCGTTCGCCGAGCGGCACGACCCCGGCCAGTGCATCCACCAGGCTGCGCAATTGGGCGTGGTTCTTGGCGATACGCACGGTGCGAACGCCTGGCTGGGCCAGCAGCTCCTGTTCGTAGCCGGAGGTGTTTTCTTCCATCAGGCGCATAGTTTCGGATTCGCGTTGCAGCGCCTTGACCAGGAAGCCGCTGATGCTGTCCATCGGCATGCGCTCCAACTGCTCGGCGTATTGCTTGGTTTCCGGCGTGTGGTGCTCGCGCGTCAGGTGGACATGGCAGATACGCTGCAGGATCGGTTCCGAGGCGTTCACCGGGTTGTTCTGCGCGATCAGCAGGGCGGCGCGGAACGGCGGTTCGTGGGTGTCGTTGCCGTTGTTTTTCACGCCGGTGGAGCGAACGCTGCGGCCGTTGTAGGCGGTTTTAAGTTCATCCCAGTCGAAGTGTTTAACCGGCTGGCCTTCCTTTTGTTCACGCTCAGATTCGATCAGCACCACCGGCAAATTGCTGACCTGCGAGAAGTTGCGCGCACGGCTTGCAGCGGTCGCTTTCGACGGGTCGAAACCTTCGTAATCGGTACGTCCGACCGACTTCCACAGCAGCTCCACCAAGGTGGTCTTGCCCGAGCCGGCCTCACCCACCAGCTCCAGAAACATCAGTGACTTGTGGATCTGGCGGATTTGCTCTGCGTGCAACGCACCCAGCCACCAGGCCAACACCACCAGGCCCTGGACGCCAAAGCAGCGCCAGTAGATGTCGAACCAACCTTCGTTGTAGGCATTGAGGTCTGTGTTGATGTGCAGTACCGGCGACTGGCTCTGCGATTTGATGCTCAGCTTGCCGAGGTCAAAAAAGTCTTCCTTGTTGCGCACCTGGGCCGCGCCGCCGAAAAAGGCCAGGTCGTTGAAGACATAAGCCCCGTGATCGCGGCTGTAACCGATCCATTCGATGGTGTTGACGGCTTTCAGGCAGTCCAGCTGGGGCGCCAAGATCCGTTTCAGTTGCTGGGCGCTGCCCTCAAACATCGCGCCGTTGGAGACGTTGAGCAGGCGGTTAGCGAACTCAGGCGCCGACGTCAGCTGCTTGGCTGTGAACGTGCTTTTGATGGCAGGCCCCTGCGGGCGCTCGATCCGGAAGTAGTACCAGGCCTCGTCGGTCAGGTCGTTGCGCATGTAGTACAGCGCCTGGAAGTTGCAGTTGGCGATGCAGGTCACTGAGCCGGATTGGCGCAGGGCCTTGTAGCGCTTTTGTTCGTCGTTGAGCAGTTGATCCTCGTGCCGATTTGAGCTTTCCAGATCGCTCATGGCGCGGTCGTACTTATCAAGGTCAAGCCGAAACCAGTACAGGCGCTTGCGGAACGTGAAGTTGAACTCCTTGCGCTCGTCGCGCAGGTAGATGAGAAACCCCTTTTCTTCAGCCGAATCAGCCAGCAGCAAGTCGCCGTGATGGCGGGCCTCGTCGAGGTCCTGCTCGATGCGCTCGGCGCGCTTGTCGTCGCCCTCGATCGGTTTCCACCGCAAGTGCAGGTCGTTCCAGTCAACCTTTTTGCCAGTTGGCTGCGGGATCACAGCGGCCTTGCAGGTGAAGCCCAGGTCGCGTGCCTCCTTCGCCCAGCGGCGCATGTTGGCCTTGGCGACGGGCTCGTTATCGAGTGCCCACACCAACACGGGCAAGCGCTTGTCGGCGTCGTGGCGCAGTTTGGCCAGGGCCTTGAGTGAGTCAGTCGGGCAGGGGGCACTAGACATCATCGACACGGCCGACACGTCGTTATGCTGCAGCGCGATAGCGTCGAAGATGCCCTCTGTTATCCAGAGTTCGTCGACTTCCAGCAGGTCCACGCTCGGTGGGCACCACCAGACGCCCTTGTAACCGGTCAAGCCTTCGCCGGTAGGGCGGAAGCGGGCTTTCATCTTGCCGAAGCGTTCTGGCCGATCGATCAGGCGTTCCCAGTACCCACCTTTCTCCAGGGCAAAACGCACCGTGGCACTGCCGATGTTCTGCCGGCCATCCCAGTAGTTGTCCTGGGTGAACCAACCGGCGATCAGCTCAAATTTGAAGCCCCGAGCAAACTCAAGGTAGGCGCGGGCCGTGGCGAGGGGATTGTCCGGTGTCGACGGGGCGGTCTTGCTCCAGTCGTTGAACAGGTCGTCGTAAACGTCCTTAACGTGGACGCGGTGGTCGCACTTTTCCGGCCGTCCGCAGATCAGCGTCCAGGGCGAGTTGTAGAAGGTGTAGAGGGTCTTCTGGCCGCAGGCAGGGCAAACACCCTTACGCATATAGTCGGTGCCGCGCATGTGCTTGAGCTGGTAATCCCGCTCAATGCGCTGAATGACGTCGGCGCGCAGCCTTTCTTTCATTTCCATCGTGGCTTACTTCGCTTCGTCGAGACTGTGTTTAAGGGCGCCAATCAGGCTTTTTCGCGCGGCCAATGCGGGGAAGGCCACCAGCAACGAGCCGTGCCGCAAACCCTCGGGGATCATGCGAAAACGGTCGTCATACCAATGCTCGTTGAACAGCAACGCGTACTGCGCGCGCAGGTCCTGGAGCAGTGCCTCGGCCTGGTCGCGGGGCAGTTTTGCGGTGATGGCGATGTCGATTTCCATGGTCCACCTCGGATTGCGGGCAAAGCTCACCCAAACCCATTCGGAATGGGGCAGGGCTGGGTTTAAAAGGGAGCGTTACTGAGGGTGTGGCTTGTGTACGGTGCTGCGCTGGTCGAGCAGTTTCTGTGGCAGAAAGCGAGCTGGAACCGGGAAGCGTTGATCCGCAAGAACGTCCACCAGGTGGACGCGGGTGCTGTCAGCCCCACTGGCCCAGTCGATGCCAATCCAACGGCGCTTCTTGATCACCTGCAATTCAGTCCAGGCGTTGTGGACAAGTTTTGGTGCCATGAATACGGGCACTTCCAATGCAAGGGTCAGGTGACGAATACAGCGATCGAACAGCAGATCGGAATCCACCAGGTGTTCTGCCTCATGGCGTTGCAGGTAAGCGAAAGCAGCGTGTTGCATGCTGCTGCGGTAGTCATGAGTCTGTTGATCAAGGTTCATCACGCACGCTCCATTTCCAACTGGTCCAACAGATCGGGTTGATCGTTGGCTGTTTTCATTGCCTGGCGACGAATGACCACGTCCGCAATCGGCAGCTTTACAGCTGGGTTGGGCATGCCGCTGGGGCTGAGTTCGTGTGTCATTTGAAATTCAGAACGCACCGACCAGCCGCATGCTTCGTTGGTGCATTGCATGTAGGCGATGCGCAAAAAAATGTGCTGGCCTTCGCTGGTACGGATACGCATGCGGCCGTGGCAATGGGGGCAGACAAGTTTGTAAGTACTCACAAGACAGCTCCCTGGCTGTAAAGCTGGATGGTCGAGAACACCTCTGCGTAGCGAGCCGACATGTACGTAAGCAGAGCGCAGATGATCGCGTCAGCTTCACGTTTTTCGATAACCCCGTCGTCTAGGGCCGCGGACATAATTTGATCGACTTTGCCCCTCTTGGCCGAGGCCTTGAGCGAGCGGCTGTACAACTCCACGTTGTCCAAGTTCTCTGGGAGGCTCAGCGGTACGAACATGCCGCCGTACATTGAGGCGATGTAGTCCGCCAGGAATGTGGTGCCGGAGACCTGCTCCAGACGGTGAATGTGTTCGTCGGTCAGTGGGCGACTCCCTGCGCTTTCGTAGGCTTGGTTGTCGAATTTTTTAATTGGCATTCCGAGGTTTGCTGCTGCGTAGGCGCGGCCACCCGGGTAGGCGCCGATAACGGCCATGACGACGTTCTTTCTGCTGTCTAGAACTCGGCGTTTCATCTTCTGGTTTCCCCTTGGAGCCAGAGGCCCTAGTTTGTAATCACGCCGTCTTTGATCCCGAGCAACACAGCAGCCCGGTGCGCTTCTCCACGACGACCTTTCTTGCGGCCGTTGAGCAGGTCGCTGACCAAATTTCTGTTCAACTCATAGGTACGGCAGAACTCGGCAATGCTGACGCCCTTGCGGTCAAGAGCCGCGCGGGCTTGCTCGGGTGTAAGAGGGGCGGGCATAGTGTTCATATGTGTTCGTTCGTGTTGGTCTGGGGTCATTCTTGAATAGAAAAATGTTCAAGTCAATAAGGGTTGATCAAAAAAATGTACATTTCTGATGGGGTAGGCGATCGCCTGAAAGAAGAGCGCGACCGTTTGGCCCTGAATCAGACCGATTTCGGGGCGCTGGGAAGCGTAAGCAGAGGGACACAGAAGGCCTACGAACAGGGCACCAATTCGCCGGATTTGCGCTACTTGTCAGCTCTTGAGGGGGCGGGTGTAGATGTTCAGTACGTTCTGACAGGCGTGAAGGCTGCGTTGTCAAAAGATGGGCTTGATAGTGTCGAATCCAGAATTCTTGAAAACTACCGCTCTCTCTCTGAGGGTGATAAAGCATCGGTCCTACGGCTGACCAGCGCTCTAGCAATCCCCACAGCCGTTTAATTTTTTCGCTTTAGGCCGGTGGCAATCACTCGGCCATGCTTCCTATGGACTACACCGACTGACTTCTCTGCCTACAGCGTTCATCGCTTTTTATGGCTTGGAGGGGGTGGTGGCACACTAAAACATGCTGAGAATTGCTTGTTCGCCGGGTGTTTGTGACGGCACTGCTGATAGTGCCGGGCACCCGTTACGTGTTGCAAAGGGAGTAGAACATGTTGGTGAACAGCGATGTAGAGACCAATCAAACCGCATGCGGGGACGACCAGCGATTGACGCCCGCTGAGCGGAACCTGGTGAAGGTGTTCCGGCAGTTGAGCGAAGAACACCGGAACGACATGCTACGGTTTATTGATGCTCTCTTGAACGCTCAGTAGGAGGAGAAGCCCGGTTCGCCGGGCTTTTAGATCAAACTATAGTTGTTTCGGAGAATCCGCATACGCTGCACTCATGAAAACGCGAGTTGGCGCCCAGGTCGCCAAATGTTGGATCTGGCTTAGACGAGATGAGTTTGTAAGTTCGATTATTGCAGCTTGGGCATGGGGTGCCGGTAGCACTTGTTAGCGCGCTGATTTTTTCTTTGAGTTGCACATTTTCTGAAAGCAGGTCGGCAAGTTTTAGTTTTACCTCTGCTAGTTCCAAGCTCAAATCCGCAAGGACGTTTTTGAACTCTGCGTTCTCAATGTTTTTGCTGATGTCTTTCAGGCGTGAAGCAAGGCCCAAAGCAGTTGAGACGGTGGAAATCAGGTCTGTCATTTCTTTTCCTTGATGATGGTTTCCTCGGCGCTCGGATTTTAGCCCATTTACCATCCGACGGATTTACAAGGCAGCTATCGTAGGGAGTTGATCTACGGGGCGGATATGAAATCGCTTGTAGGTATTGCCGAAACAGAAACCCGCTAATAGCCTATGTGCCTTGGCAACACCTACCAGATGCGGAAGCGTCAAGGAATGATCAACAGAGGGACTGCTGTGAACACTGATGCATTGATGGGATTAGGCGCCAGCCTGATGCTGCTTTCGATTTCCACAACCGCGCTTGCGGAACCCTGCAACGATGTACTTGTTGCCCTCCAGCAAGAACGCCATCTGTCCCAGGTCAAACAAACCGACGGCAAACAAACCACCGAGTACCGTGACGGCCCGAACATCGCGCTGTCTCTCAGCTGCGCCATAGGCACCCCCAACATTGCTGTCACTTGGGATGGCCCCGCCCCAGATAAGGCGTTCTATGACTTGGTCGGCCGCACCGGCAGCCTGGTATCAAATAGCTCTGCCGCTGACGTCGTGAAAGCGTCCAAGCAATGCCGCCAACAAGCACTGAAAGACGAAAGTGAGATTGCCACTGTCGAACAAAAAGGCCTGGCCATTGAATGCCAAGCCTTTACCCGTGACGGTGGTGGCACAACCATTACCGTGTTTGCCGAGTAACCTTCCTACACCTTGGCCCCGCTGCTAGCAGGGCCTCCCACTTCGGCCTTCGCCGCCTGCAATCGCTTCCACTCCCGATCTACCGCCCGCTTGGCCGTATTTTTGTTGGCATACAGCCACAAAAGCCGCCGAGGTTTGGCCTGGTCACCGGCTGTCATGGTTTTTTCTTTCCCGGTTTTTTCATCGCGGTAGTAGGCGATGATCCCGGTGTAATTCAGTTTGTTCTCTTCGGCCAGACCATCAATCGTGTCTTCCGGCAGCTTGCTTTCCAGCTCCAGGCTCATTGTGTAGCCGCTATCCGGGCTGAGGTTGTGTTGCACGTTTCCGCCGTACCAGATGATTTCGTCGATTTCTGCCTTCACGCCTTGCAGCGTATAGGTCAGCTCCGGGATCAGGTCGGGGCGGCCCATTGCCAGGGTGTAGCTGAGGGTGGCGCTGCCACGGCGCAGACGGTTGAATTCTGCCCGTGCTGCGCGAAGGGCTGACTGCTTGTCGCTGTAGGTGTGGCGCAGGTCTTTGAGGTTTTCGCCGCCACCGGCAATGGCTTCCTGTTTCTTGGCGCTGTTCACATCGTAGAAGTAGGCGCGTACACCGTCGTAGCTGTCACGGTCGGCCAACAGGTAGCGGTGTTGGTCGCCGTCGGCGCGGGTGAGGATGATGTGGGGTAGGTTCAGGCCACTGGCGGACTTGCCGCCACCGGCAGGCATGCACAGCAGGCACCCGGCCTTTACGCTGGCAACGGCGTCGAATTCCTCCCCCAAGCGACTGATCAGGTTGGCGTCGGACTCGTTGGCCTGGTCGAGCTGCAGGATGGTCAGGCCGCCGAGGGCGCCGGCAATGGTGGCGGTGAGACCGTTGCCGATGGCGATATCGCTCAGAACTTCGCCGAGGGTGGTATTGCTCCAGCTGCGCTCTCGCTTGGTTTTGAGCCCCTTGCGCAAATCCGCCGACCGGGCACGAATACTCAGCACGTCCGGGGCGCCACTGTGTTCGGTTTCGTCGACGGTGTAAGTGCCTTTGTCGACCAGGCCGGTATCGCTCCAGCCAAGCCATAACCGCACCACCGCACCTTTAGGTGGAATCGACAGCAAACCGTCGTGATCGCTGAGGTTGATGCTGAGTTGGTCGGCTTCGATACCGCGGTTGTCGGTCAGCTCCAGGCTCATCAGCCGTGGGCTGATGATCTGGGCGATGTCATTGCCGTCGACGGTCAGGCGGAATGCCGGCACTGGATACGCCGCGTCGCGCTTGTAGCGATCGACCGTGTCCTTCAGAAACCCGGTCACACGGGAAAGGGCGGCTTCGATCATAGCAACCCGCGCAGGATGTTCACGCCGACCGCTGTGGCTGCGCCGAGCAGGTCGATCCGGTCATCGTCGATACGTGTGAGGGAAAGGCTGAACTCAATGCGTCGAGGCGTCCCATCGCGAAAGAAAAGAGTCTTGGTTTCGCTTAGGCTTTCGATCACCCACAGGCCGTAGATACGGCCACTACCTTCGACCATGGGCCAAGCCTTACCGGTGTTGGCCATCAACCGAATGGTGTCCAAGCTGAGAGTTGTGCCCGCCAGTTCAGGGAGGATGATGCCAGGCAGTGTGATGGTGTCGTCGCCACGCCCGAGGAACTGCCGCGCGGGCACGGCACCGAGTCGGCTGTTGCTTGCGTGGCGCCAGTTGGTTTGGCGCTGCAGCTCCTGGTAGGCAGCGGTCGAGAGACTGAAAACGAACATGCCAAGGGCGAGCATCATCAGGCGTTACTCCAGATCAGACAGTCTGCTACGCGTGCGGGCACTTTTCTCGCTGGCGATGCGGGCCAGCTCGGCACGCAGGGCCCTGGCAATCGCTTGTGCGTCGTCTCCAGGCGCTGGGTGGATGTTGATTTCATAGTGGTCATGGCTGTCATAGCTGGGCGCCGGCATTGATTTAATGGGTGTGCGTTCATCGATCGCGATTGCAGGCGTCGTAACTGTTCCCAGTGCCAATGTGCCGGCGGTGATGAACTGCTTGCCGAAGTTGATCAAGGCTGTGAGAGGGTTTTCCCCCGGCGCCGCTGGCGTCTTTTCGATCACCTGCTTTTTCACCGTAGTAGGTCCAAGTGCAAACTCTCTGGCGTCGCTGAGGCGCACGTCTGGAGACGATTGACTATCGGAACTTGTAGTGGCGATCAGAGGGGCCGGGAAAGCAGGTACGGGCAGGGACAGTTGCCCCGCTTGAGTGATTTGCTTGCTGAGGTCGTTGATCGCGCCAAGCGGACCTTTCTCTCCGGCTTCCAGACCTTGAGTCAAGCCAGCCATGGTGAACCCACCCAGCTCTGCAAACACCCGCGACGGGCTGTGAATGCCGAGTTTTTCCTTGAACCATCCAATGGTCGAATCGCTGATTGATACGATGGTGTCCTTCACCAGGCCCATCCCGGACATCAAACCATTTACCAGCCCGTTGACGATCATTCCGCCGAATTCGGTAAAGCGTGAGGGCAGTTCAATGCCTAGGTAACTCAGCACGCCGGCAAACGCTTGGTACACCAGCCCGAGCGGGCTGAAGTTCACTAGCGTGGTGATGATGCCGCCGATGCCTCCGTCGAATCCGGCTTTGATCTCCGTCCAGGCATTACTGAAATACAGCTTCACCGCGTCCCAGTTTCGGTAGATCAGGTAAGCGCCGCCGGCAATCGCGGCGACCACGGCAGCGATGATCAGAACAATCGGGTTCGCCGCCAGGCCCCATAGGGCCATGCCCACCGTCCGAATTGCGGTCAGCAATGCACCGCCCATGCTCACGGCCAGCAAGCGAATGCCCTGCATCAGCATAGGAAAGGCGTTTCTGGCGAGACCAACCAACGTCGGGAATAGTCGCTGGGCGACTGCGACAACTCCGGCGCTCTTGAGACCGAATAAGCCCATGCCGTAGCTAACCACTGCGAATGGGCCGATCAAGCTCGCCAGGGTCAAGGCGAGCGCGCCAAACACACCGGCCAGCACACCGACCACCATCAAGGTTTTCATCATGATGGCGGCAGCAGCTGGGTTCTCCTTCATCCAGGCGGTTACACCCTTGATCGCTTCGGTGATGCTTTTCAGCGCTTCGACGTAGGTGGGCAGAATCGCCTCGCTCATCTCCCGGTAAGCGTTGGCTTTCTGAGCGAGCAGCTCCAGCTCGGCGCCTTGGGCGGTGTTCATGCCCTTGTCGTAGAGCTGATCAATCCCATCGGCTCCGGCGTTCAGCTTGGCGTTTTTATGGATCTGTTCACGCTGCAGGTACATCTGCGCGAACAGGTTGGATGCGGTGCGGTTGGAGAAGATGCTGCCTATGCTATCCAGCACGTCCTTTTTTTCTGTGATGCCTTTGGCCGCGAGTTGGGGCAGAAGGATCTTCTCCATCCATTCAAACTGGTTTTCCCGGAACAGATCGCTGCCCTTGATCGCACCGACGTCGAGAAAGGATAGTTGGCCAGCTTTGTCGTGCTTCACTTTGGTCGGGTCGACGAGCCCCAGCTTCTCCAGGTTATTGGCCGCGCGCTTGGTAGTTTTGCCCTGGTAGATGTTGGAGTAGGCGCTCATCATTGCTGTACCAACGCGGTGACCACCCATTTCCTGTACCAGCGGTTCCATCTGGTAATAGAACGCCTCGTCCTTGATGCCTTTGGCCGCAACGCCACCGGTCTTGATCACGTTCAGCCATTCATTTGGCCCGACTCGCCCACCCGTGGCGGTGAGGATGCGCTGCACAATGTCGGCTTGGTTGATGAACGCCTCCTTGCTTGCCAGGCCACCGCGCAGCTCGATCACCTTGAGCATGTCCATGAACTTGCGTTCGTTCTCGGAGCCTTCTTCCTCGCCGTACATGGCGTGGTTGGCGAACTTCATTTTTGCCAGGGTGGGTGCAACCATTTCGGCTTCATGCTCGTCGGCGAACACTGTCATTGCATCCCGCACCAACGTCAGGTTTTCCGTGACGCTGGTGCCGTAGGTCTTCATGCGCTTAGCAAAATCGATCGCTTTGCCGGTGTCTTCCTTCCCGAGGCCCAGAGCGGCGAGGCGGTTCTCTTCAAGCGCGAACTGTTTGCCTTCCTGCAATGGGGCGTACAAACCACGGCCGATGGCGTAGCCAGTTCCCATACCAGCGGCGCCGGCCGTGGCAGCATTCCCAGCGAACTGCTTGCGTTCACTGTAAGTGCCGTCGAGGCGCCCTCGGGCTTTTGCCATTCGTTCCTGGGTGGCATTCAGGGCTCGCAGGCGCCGACCTTGCTCGCTGATACTGTTGTTGGTGGAACTGATCTGCTCGCGTAGCTGGCGTTCGTGAGCGCTGAGATTCTTGGTGCTGATGCCGGCGTCGGAGAGCTTGGAGCGCAGTTGCTGAAGCTGCACGCTTTGCAGTAGGTGTTCTTGTTTCAGGCGCTGTGCTTCGCGCACCGCCGCACGGACGTCCCTGGTCATTGCCTTGGTCGGCACACCGGTCGCGGCGAATTGTTGGCTGAGGGCTTTAACCCGCTCACGGGCTGCATCGAGGGACTGCTTGGTTTGGTCTGCAGCGGTCTTCTGGGAGCGCCAGGCGCTCACGTCTTTCTGCTGGATGTTGAGTTCTTTTAGGCGGTCACGGGCGGCCTTTAGTACTCGGGCAGTTTCAGCGCTGGCCCCAGTGATTTTCTTCAACGGGCCAGTGGCTTTGTCGATCGCGTCAAGCAACACGCGCAGTCTTAAATCATTCGCCATCGACACAGCTCCGAATTCGCGCCCGTTCGCGCCAGTCCATCAATTCCTGCAGGCCCAGCCGATCCATTTCAGCCGGTGCCCAGTGAAAAACCACGGCCAGGTCGGCCATGGCGTCCTCTACGCAACGAGGGATGCATCCGTTTTCACCGACTTCTGCAACAAAAAACCAATGACCTTGCTACCAATCGCGACCAGGTCCGCCGGATCGAGGCCAGCCGCTTCAACTGCGGTGATACCCGGATTGCTGATACGTGGGATGACCTTGATCAGGCTGGCGACATCGAGATTCAGCAGGTCGGAGAGGCTCACACCGCGCAGCTCACCCGAGGAAGGTTTGCGTAGGGTAATGGTGTCGATGGCGGTGATGCCACGACGGATTGGGGTGTCGAGGATTACAGTGTTGTCGTCGGCCAGTGGCTGAATGTCAGGCTGTTCTGTGGTTGCTTTGGTGGTCATCGGTAAAACTCCTGTTGAGGTTTTGGTGTTTGTGTTCTGGGATCAGATGCCCAGGGCGGAGCGCTGTTTTGCGAGCATGTCGACGCCATTGACCTTCTCGATGAAGTTGAGCAGATCAATTTCAATGATCTCGGTGCCGTCGACCGTCAGCTTGTAATAGCTGCAGGTGGTCTTGATGGTGTGTTCCGTGTCTTCGCCAGCCTTGGCTTCGCCCATTTCGATGGTCTCGTGACGTCCGCGCACGACGACTTCCACGGTGCTGACTTCGTCGGTGTCGTCCTGCTGAAAAGGGCCAGAGAAACGCAACGCGACGGCGGAGGCATTTACCGCGCCGAACTGTTTCAGGGAGATCAGATCGAGGCCGCCGGTCTTCCATTCGAACTGGATGCCGTCGTCGGACATGCCCAGGTCTACTTTGACCGGGCCGTTCATGCCGCCGCCGCGATAGGCTTCCATCTTGCGGCC